CTTTTAGTATAATATAATCTTATAACATCAACCAGTGAAAAGGCTTAGAACCATGGGACGTAAAACTGTTGAAGTAGGCAAACTTCTAAACGCTGCCAATAAATTTCTTGCCGCAAAAGATACCAACGAGGACGGACGTGAGGCGATATGTTCCTTTATCGAGGGCGTTCTTATTGAAACCAAAAATTACGAAGGGTACCGCTATCTTGAACTAGAGATTCATGAAGACCGCAATATACAGATTGGTAGTACTTCTCGCCGTCAATATTTCGCAAATGACACAACCTATTTGGTTGACTCTTGATAACTTATAATATATAATATAACTATTAAATGCACTAACGCTAATAAATATAATAAATTAAAGGAACATGATAATGATTATCAAGCGAAAAAGTGCAATTACGGGTATCACACGCTCGAAAGATATTCCAGTAGATCCCAATTCTATGGTAGAATATGAGATGGGATATTCTTCTATTAATGAGGCACTGCCTTATCTTACAGATGCTGATAGAGATTTTATTCTCTCCGGTATTGTGGAAGGTGAATGGGAAGAAGCATTCTCTGAATTGGCATGAATGTAATCTTCAACGGCCCACCCGGATCAGGTAAAGATGAAGGCTGCGCGTTCCTTGCAGTACATCACGGTTTCAAGCATCTTTACTTCAAAGAAGAATTATTCACCGACACCATCAATCTGTTTCGAGTATCAAGAGAATGGTTTTTCGACGGCTACGATGATAGAGCAATAAAGGAAAGACCCGAGGAAATGCTGGGTGGCTTTTCGCGTAGAGAAGCAATGATCTTTACCTCTGAAAATGTAATGAAAAAAATATTCGGTGATGATCATTACGGAAATAAAACTGCTGAAAAAACTAACAGTATATCTTCCTACTGTTTCAGCGACGGCGGCTTTGTAGAGGAAGTCATGCCCGTTATAAATAACCTTGGAAAGGAAAATATTTGCATCGTTCAAATATTTCGTGATGGATGTTCCTTTTCTTCGGACTCTAGAAATTATTTAAATGGTCACATCCAAGATAAATTCATTTTAAATCGAGAATCCGAAGTACAGGAAACCACAAGTGCGGTTCTACCCGTTCGCTCGTATCAGATACATAACAATGGTACCGTTAGCGACTTTCACCAAACAATAAGAAAAATAATACGGAAGGAAGTCAATGCCCAAAAAAAGGAAGGTTATCTTTTTAGAGAATCCCTATGATGTCGAGACAGTGTTCGAATCAATGCAGATAGCAGGGGAACAAGGAAAAGAACTGTTATACATGGATAGATTAATAGCAACAATTCGTCTTGACCCAGAGGCAGACTTGACAAACTTGAACTACAAGATACTACAAGATTTACAATTACTAGAACTAGAAACAACGGAATATTAAGGATATTATATTATGGCTAAAAAAAGTGCTTCCGGAAAAACATACACTTCCAAAGGTGTGCATCGCAACACTTCTCGATCCTTGACTAGCGCGATTAGGTCAGATCGTAGTGAAGGCGACAAACTTATCGCCAAGCAGGCTGCTTGGCTCGCAGGTAGCAATCCTTGGGTTACTATCAAAAATCCCAATGTAGCTGAGACAAACAGGAGCCACATTAAAGTGCGCATGAACGACATGATGCACGGAACAGCTAAAGACCGATCAAAAAATACCTTTTCGATGAAATAGGAGTGATTATTTAGTGTCAGTTATATATAGAGGCAAGGTTATCGATAGTGATCTTACTAAAAATGCGAATGGCGGGACTGAGCAGATGAGGTCCCGCCTCTTAAACAATGTAAACAAAGACTTGCTTGCAAATGTCGCGATACACTTTTCGCGTCCTGGTAAACTATTCGAGGACGTGCCGAACGTATTGTATTGTCATGATTTGGCAGAAGATGAATCAGTGAAATCTATACGCCAAGAAGCATACGAGAAATTCGTTTTCGTTTCATATTGGCAAAGAGATCAATTTATCAGCCGGTTTAATATACCGTATTCAAAATGCGCTGTTATCCAGAATGCAGTTGAAAAATTGCCTGCTCGATCTAGCAAACCAAGCGACCGCGTAAATCTAATTTATCATACAACCCCTCATAGAGGACTTGAATTAGTTCTTCCTATCTTTGATAAACTATGCGAGCTACACGACAACATTCATATGGATGTCTATTCCTCATTCGGGCTATACGGATGGGAGCAAAGAGATATTCCATACCAACCGGTTTTCGACCGGATCAAAGATCATCCGCATATGACATATCACGGTGCAGTAAGCAATGATGAAGTCATGAAAGCACTAGAAAAGGCACACATTTTTCTTTATCCGTCGATCTGGAAAGAAACAAGCTGCATCGCGCTAATAGAAGCAATGCTATCCGGCGTGTTTCCAATCTACCCCTCATATGGCGCATTGCCGGAGACAGGATCGTTTGTATCTAATGTGGGTATGTATGAATTCTCGGAAGATATGAGTGCAAATGCTTCTTCTGCGCTTAGCTTCGCAACCCAAATTATAACAAAACAACAAGAAAACCCTCTTTTCGTTGAGCATGTTATGTCCAATGCCGTTGCGAAGAGTAATCTCTTCTCGATTGGAAAATATACTCAAGATTGGGATTCTCTGTTGAAATCAGTACTGGAAAGAGTAACTGCAAATGGATAAAAAAGAAGATAACATTATAAATTTTCCTAAAGAGAAATTCTACAATCCGGGTAACATCCAATCGCAAGAAGATTTCCTTAAACAGATAACCGAATACAAGACTAATTTTGCAAATGATATTGCAGAATCACTTTCCGAATATGTTTTCGGCGAGCTTGCTCGCTCAGGAGTCAATTTTGATGATAAGATCGATGAGCTTTTTACTTCTATGCTATTAGTGACAGAAGCAATTCAATCACTACATCTCAAATCTAGTGGAGTACACCATCCGTTACAGGATTTTGCCGAAGATGTCTTTCCGGAAGATGGTTTTTCAGAGGAAGAGCAAGAAGAAACCGATTATTTGGTTGACAGTTCGGTAGAAATAGATTATAATATACTATTAGATACAGATAATAAGGACGAATAGATGAGCATTTTGATGGACTATTCCCAGGTAATGTTGGCAACTTTATTTGCCAACATTGGGAACCACACTAATATAGAATTGGATGAAAATTTGTTGAGACACATGTTCTTAATGTCTCTTAAGCATAACCGCAAAAAATTCACAGAAGAATTTGGCGAAATGGTTATTTGTTGCGACAGTAAAAATTCTTGGAGACGCGGCGTATTCCCCTACTACAAAGCAAATCGTCGCTCTGGTAGAGAAAAATCAGAACTTGACTGGAGTGCACTGTTTGAGATTATGGGTAATATCCGTGACGAAATGCAGGAAAACTTTCCGTATAAGGTGATTACCATTGATCGCTGCGAGGCTGATGATATTATCGGCGTTGTATGCAATCAATTTGGAACTCCGTTAAATACTGGTGCTGAGAAATATCTTGTTCTTTCAGGCGATAAAGACTACATTCAATTACAAAGACATGCGAATGTCAAGCAATACGATCCGGTACGCAAAAAATATATCCGGCATGACAATCCGGATCAGTACCTAACCGAACACGTTCTCAAGGGCGATGCAGGTGATGGCGTTCCTAATATTCTATCTCCTGATAACTGTTTGGTAGTTGGTGAAAGACAAAAGCCAATGACAAAGAACCGCCTTGCATTGTATTCGGGCACGACAGAAAACATGGATGAAGAAACTGAACGAAGGTTTCTTCGGAATAAGGTGCTAATTGATCTCGAGCAAACGCCAGAAGAATACAAAAAAGAAATTCTGGTAGAATATAACAAAGAAAAAGAAATAGGTCGCTCGAAACTATTTAACTATTTCCTGGAAAAGCGACTTAAAAATCTTATCACTGACATCCAAGATTTCTAAAAACCGAAACATATAAAACTCAAACTAACCAAAATTGGAGACTTCTAAAATGAAACTTTCGCTATCCGAAATTGTAGACAAAGCTTGCGAAAAGCCTAGTAAACAAGAAAAGGTTGATTTTCTGAAAGAAAATACAAGCGTACCTTTACAGACAGTTTTAAATATCATGTACAACCCAGAAGTGGAACTACTTATTCCTGCTACTGCACCGCCCTGGAAAAAGAATGCCTATGTAGGCGTTGAAGGAATGTTGTATAAAGAAGCTCGACGTTTGCGAATATTCGTGAAGGGCGGCGGATACGATCAGATCAAACAAGTAAAACGCGAACAATTGTTTATTACCCTATTGGAAGATATTGATAATAAAGATGCAGAGTTACTTGTTAAAATGATAGCACAGAAATCACTAAAGGGATTGTCTAGAGCAGTAGTTGCCGAAGCATTTCCCGAACTCAACCTCAACAACGAAGAGAAGTAAAATGGCCAAATCCTTTAAAAAATTCCGCGAAGACTATTACGATGATGAATGGAGCAACGACGAGTCCGAAATCGACAGCAAAGAAAAACGATTGCAAAACCGTCGCGATAAGAGAAAGAAAAAAGTAGCTGAGCAGCATGCTATATTCGATGAAAATGACCAGGATGATGGATAAAATAATTCTGGCCGATGTTGATGGCGTTCTTTTAAACTGGATACATTCCTTCGAGATTTGGATGCATAAAATCGGACATACAGAAACAGTAGATGGAGAATATGAAATACACGATCGTTATGATATGTGTCCCGATAAAACTCGCAAATTGATAGACACTTTCAATAAAAGTACTATCATCGAAACATTACCTCCTATGTTCGATTCAATAAAGTACATAAAGAAATTGCATGAAGAACACGGATATGTTCTTCATTGTATCAGTGCCTTTCCTCTTGACTCGAAAGCTATGAGACTTGAAAATCTCAAAAATCTTTTCGGAAATACAGTCATCGAACGTCTGGAATGCACAGAAACTAGCAAAAACAAATATCCTATCTTGAAGGAATATCAAGATAGTGGAATACCTTGGGTTGAAGATCATCCTAGCAATTCTATGATGGGATACGAACTTGGTCTTGATTGCTATCTGTTAAATCACGATTATAATAAACATCACGAAAGCATCGATGATGTAAAAAGAATCAACAATTGGAAAGAATTTTATGAATTAGTAGTATGATGCATTATAAATATAGATATAGGAATGGAGAATAAATGCCAATATACAGTATCAAAGATACAACTAATAATGAAATATTTGAGGTGAATGTTAAATACACCGAATTGGATCATTACCTATCTGAAAACCCTACATTTAAACAAGTTTTCAACAAATTCCCTGGAGTGGCTGATCCCACTCGCATTGGAAAGAAAAAGCCAGATGATGGCTTTAGAGACGTGCTCAGAGAAGTACAGAACCATCACAAACGCGATAATATAAACACTTGGTGAAAAAAGCACGTTAATCCCTTAAACATTAAATAGGAGAATAACCTATGTCGAAGAAACGTCTTACAAAAACAAAGAGAACTCAAGTAGAAAGAGAAAAAAACTACCTCGTGGATACTAAATTTGCTATGAAGCAAATTAAACCCATAACAGAAAATCAATCACTATTATTTGATCTTTATGAACAAGGTAGAAATATTCTAGCAATAGGATCAGCAGGTACCGGAAAAACTTACATTTCTCTTTATCTAGCTCTCAAAGACGTTTTAGCGAATAATTCATATAAGGAAGTCATCATTATAAGATCATCCGTTCAAGGCCGTGATCAGGGTCATATGCCCGGAGATGGAACAGAAAAAATGGCAAATTTTGAACAGCCATATGTTGATATAGTAAATGACCTATTTGGTCGAGGCGATGCCTATTCTATACTAAAGCAAAAGAAGACGATACGGTTTATGAGTACTTCATTTATCAGAGGCTTGACTTTTGATAACGCGATTATAGTTGTTGACGAACCTCAGAACATGAACAGCCAAGAACTTCGTACCATCATGACTCGGGTTGGCGAAAATTCAAAAATCTTCTTCTGTGGTGACACTCGCCAAGATGATTTAAGTGATAGCAAAAATAGAGCAGATGTTTCTGGCTTGCATTATTTTATGCGTGTTATCGACAGAATGAGCAATGAATGTTTTGGTACCGTAAAATTTGGCATCAATGACATCGTTCGATCTGGTCTCGTGAAACAGTTTATCATAGCGGAAGAATCACTAGAAGCCGCATGATATAAAAATTGCCTAGCTGGATAATCAATTTCAGCTAGGCTCAAACATCAAGGAAAGAATTATAAATGCCAGGAGTAGCAAGAGCGGGAGTAGATTCTATAGCGACTGGGCATCTTTGCGATGCAACAGCGTTAATAGCAACGGGTGGTTCATCGCCAAAGGTGTTCATCAATGGTTCTAGAGCTGCCTTATTAGGAACTCTTATAACAACTCACAATACAAAAGTAGGCGATGCTTGTGTACCGCACAGTTCCAGTGTACTAGCAGGTTCGAGCAAAGTTTTCTGTGGTGGTACTCCCATTGCAAGAATAGGCGACAGTGCAGATGCAGGTGCTATTATAAGCTCATCCAGTACCGTTTCGGCGGGTTGACATGAACTTCATACATGAAAATATCAAAAAGCCGCCTGAGTTAGAAGTAGAAGCAAGAGAAAATGGTAGGTTTTATATTACCCCAGAAGGTAATGCTTATCCGTCAGTGACCACTATAATAAGCAAAGGCTCGGATACCTCTTGGATCAAAGCATGGCACGACCGCGTCGGAAAGGCAGAAGCCGAAAAGGTCTTGGCTCAAGCTGGTCGTAGAGGCACTGCAGTGCACGAAATTTGCGAGGAATATCTTAAAAATAATCCTGCTTATAGAAAAGGCCACATGCCAGGAAACATCGCAAGTTTCAATCACCTAAAGCCCTTTTTGGACAAGCACATCAGTTCTATCGGCGGCCTAGAACTTCCATTATATTCAGATAAACTCAAAGTAGCAGGGCGCATGGATTGCCTGTGTAAATGGGACGGAGAGTGGACAATTTTGGATTTCAAAACGAGTCGGCGCGAAAAGAAAAGAGAAGACATCGGCGGATATTTTATGCAATCAAGCTGTTATGCACTTATGATTTATGAGCTTCTCGGAATTTTCCCTGGCAAGATTGTCATCGCAATGACGATAGACGACGCGCCCGCAAAAATATTCGAGGAAAGGTCTGCTGATTGGATAGGCAAATTTGTCGAATTGCGGAATGGGGTTGACATCTAATTCAGTATGGTATAATATGATACTATAATCCAAATCAAGGTTGAATTAAATGCAACTCGATCCCAATCCCATCCACTCTTCTAATTTCCTCTTCAGCAAAGATACCTTCATTGCTGAAGCATCCGATCTGCAAAACAAATTTGCACTTGGCCGTGTTTATGATGATGCTTGCGACGAAGGATTTACCATTATCTCGGCAGAGACCGGCAAAGAAGCAGTTTTTGCTCTTGCAATGGTTAAAAACGATGGCATCGACCTCCTTTCCTGGAACTTCGTTTGCGTTACTCCTAGCCTAGAGCACCTCAAAGCGGTGATTTTCAATGACTGATTGGAACAAAGAAAAAATCGTGCAGCTGCTGCGGACCAACGATAAAGCAGTCGCCAGAGCGCTCGTTCGACTTACAGAGCGTCAAACTCTAGATGAGCGCCAACAAAAAAATACAAAGTATCAAAATGGCAAAGGCTTCCGCCCGGCGCATGCTCGTATGGGCATATCAAT